AGAGAGAGGAGAATTGTTAAATGACACAGCTGCCGGATCAATCTTGGCAACGCTGCAAGCTGCATACGGTACGACCGTAGCTTTTAAGGCAATCCAAGATTACACAGCTGCTATCTCTGCTACGAACGTACTCTATAGCGGTACATTTTTGGTAGACAATCTAACTCCCCTCAACGGTGCTGTCGCCGATGAAGGCATGATGGATTTGACTTTCACATGTAACTCAAAGACAGTAGTAGCAACTACTGGCACTTGGTAATCAACTAACTAACAAAGGGGCAAACCATGGCAAAGCTAAAGATCGTACGTAACGACGGCACCGAACTAGAAGGCGAAATATCGCCGGCTATTGAATATGCCTTTGAGCAGTTTTACAAGATTGGGTTTCATCGCGCGTTTCGCGAGCGAGAAGAACAGTCGATGGTCTACTACTTGGCTTGGGAAATAACAAAGCGTGCGGGACAGGCACCTAAACCTTTTGGTGAGGCTTTTGTGGAAACACTTAAGTCAGTCGAGGTATTAGATAGCGACCCTTTAGCCTGAAGCGCGACCTCCCATTTACATACCTGATCGCAAGATTAAGTATCCGATTGGGGGTCGCGCCTCAAGCGCTACTAGATCTAGATAAGACAATGCTCGATGCACTTGTGCAAGGGCTTAAGGATGAAGCGAAGGAGACAAGCGATGCCCATAGAACTAAGCGGCGTTGATGAGCTCCGTAAAGCCTTAAAGCAATATGCGCCGGATTTAGATAAACAGCTTAAGAAAGATTTAACTCTTGCTACTCAAAACGTAGTAAATGCTGCTCGAGGGTTTGTACCTGCTACTCCTCCCCTATCTAACTGGGGTCGTGATGGCGGTAACTTTCCTATCTATAACGCGGCGGCTATACGTAACGGCATAAGACTAAGCACAGCTCGATCTAAGATAAACAAAAATGGTTTTGCATCATCTGTACGTATTGTTAATGCCAATGCTGCCGGTGCCATCTATGAAACAGCGGGCCGTAAAAACCCTGGTGGGCAACCTCAGGGCAAAACTAGAGAAGTAGTAATACCTACTTTCCGTAAAGATACCGGTGTCGGTGAACATCGTTACATAACATCAACCGGTAAGAATTTCGGTAAGAGTAATAACCCTAATGCGGGTAGACAATTCGTAGATGCTGCTAACGCAACAGGAATACTAGTAAACGCTAAGCCTCGCGTAGCTGGTCAAAGAGGGCAGGTCTCACGTAAATCTACAGGCCGTCTTATCTATCGTGCTTGGGCAGCCGATAACGGTAAAACTAACGAAGCTGTCGTAAGGGCGATCATGAAAACTAATGATCTTTTTATGAGCAAGACCTCAGGCTTTGCTACACGTGGCGTTAGGAAGGTTGCATAATGGCCGGTACTAATTTAGACATTAAAATAATTGCAGAATTTTTAGGTAAGACTGCTTTTAAGCAAGCTGAGACTGCTACTAACAAACTTAATAAAACTGTTAAATCTCTTGGGTCATCTTTTGGTGTTGCTTTTGGAGGCGCTGCTCTTGGCTTGGCTGTAAGGTCTGCGGTTAAAGAATTCGCAGATGCAGAGCGCGAAACTATTGCTCTTACTAATACTGTTAAAAATCTAGGGTTAGCCTTTGATGCTCCGGCCGTCTCAAACTATGTAGATCAGATTGGCAAGCTCTACGGCGTAACAGGAGCTCAGGCTGTACCGGCTATGCAAGCTCTACTTTCAGCAACCGGATCGGTATCTAAATCGACCGAGATCATGAACGTAGCTCTCGATCTAGCTGCTTCTCGTAATGCCGATGTAGCAGCTGTCGCATCTGATTTGGCTAATGCCTACGTGGGTAATTCTAAAGGACTTGCTACATACCGCTTAGGTCTGACAAAAGCCGAACTATCGGCCATGACTTTCGATGAAATCCTAGAAAAAATAGCTACAGATACCTTAGGCGCAGCCGATGAAGCGGCAGCCAGCCTAAGCGGCAAAATGGCGATACTTTCAGAGGCAGTCAATCAAGCTCAAGGGCGTATCGGTGGAGGCCTAGTCGATGCTTTAGGTGGCCTAGCAGGGCCTAACGGTGCCGGCGGTGCAGCTCAGACTATCGAAAACTTATCTACAAAGCTCACTAATGCCATTACAGGATTTGGATATCTTGTACAAGAGGTCAAGATCGCTCAGCCGATCCTCGTAGGTGCCGGTATTGCTATCGGCCTTGCATGGGCTCCATGGTTTACAGCTATTAGCGTTGCTGCTCTTGCTGTAGGTGCGTTAGGTAATGCCCTAAAAAAGAATAACGCTATACCGGCTCCGAATATGGGCCCATTGTTTTTCCCGGGCTCAGGCGATGGTGGATACAAGGAGCGCGAGAAGGCTCGTAAAAAGGCAGAGCAAGAGGCGTTGCTTCGTAATAAGAAACTAGCTCAGGCGATTAAAGATCAGGCTAAAGCTGCTACAGATTTATTAAAGAAAAAGATGCTGACTAATGCAATTGACAAAGCTAACTTGCTACTTGGTAAGAGTGAAAAAGTCTTTGATATCGAGGCTATCCAATACAACGCGGCTCTTATCAATCAAGCCGATCAACTAGGTAAGACTACGAACGCTGCTCAAATGCTGGCTATCGCTAACGATGTGGCACGCCTTAACGTCAAGCGATCGATGTACGAGCTTGAGCAAGCCATCCAATCGGGTGACATAGTAGCTATTGAAAACGCTACAAAGAAACTTAACGAGGATCTAAAAATCCTTGGTGTATTGACTGGACAAAAGGCGACTATCTACGATATTAAATCTATCCTTGACAGCCTTAAGCCTAAGGATCTAGTTGATCTGACAAACCTTGATGCAGCTCTAGCCAAGATAGCCGAGATGTTAAGACTTCTTGCACAAGCTAATGCACTAGCTAAAGCGCCTATCCCTACTAGTGCAAGCCTTGGCTCCGGTATTTCCTCCGGTGATTACATAGCTCCTATTCCTATGAGCGTAGGATTATCAGCTTCTACAGCTGCTCTTATTGAGGCATCCGAAGCAATACAAGCGCGAGCAGATGCTTTTTCAATGTTATTAGATTTACAGACCGAAGCCGATACAGCTGCTTTAGCTGCAAGCTCTCTTGGCGCGGCAGCTTTAAGTACTTTTAATCTCGAGGACGTTGCTAGATCCTCACTACTACGAGGCTTATCCGGTGGAGCAGGTGTGGCAGGTGCGGTAAGCGGATCACGTTATGCAGCTCAGGCCGCTAATTACTACAACATTACGGTGAACGCTGCGGCTGTAGGTAGTGAGGAGGCTCTTGTAACGGCTATCCAAGAGGGCTTACAAACCATCTATCGTCGAGGTGACTCAACTACAACGGCAGGTGCGCTATGACGGTGCCAGTAATTAACGCTGTTATTAACTTCTCTACAGGCCCATCTTTTGCTCAGGCGATGATCCTAGATAGTGGCATCTTGGGTACAAACATTTTGGCCGATGCAGCTTCTCTTATTGTCGATGTCTCGGATCAAGTCGATAGCATTTTGACTACTCGAGGCCGTAATGCTCAAGCCGATCTATTTCAGACAGGCGCTTTATCTCTGCGTATCGTGGATCAAAACGGAGACTTTAACCCTCAAAATCCATCGGGCCCTTATTTCGGCTTACTTACTCCCATGCGTAAAGTGCAGATCACAGCAACATACGGCGGAGTCGAGTATCCGATGTTTAGCGGTTTTATCACTACATACACAACAACTACCCCTAAAACGGCTACCGATGTGGCTTACACAATTATCACAGCTGTAGATGCTTTTAGACTTTTCCAAAATAGCCAAATTACAAATGTGACTTTAGCTGCGGCTGGGGATCTACCGGGTGAGCGCGTAAACGCTATCCTCGATGAAATCGCTTGGCCTCCGTCTATGCGCGAGATCCAATACGGCGACACAATTTTCCAAGCAGATCCGGGCACGCCTCGTACAGCTTTAGCCGCTTTACAGACTGCCACTACGTCGGAGTATGGCGCTATCTATATTAATGCTAGAGGCTCAGTAGAGCTTAATGATCGTGCATATTGCATAGAGTCACAGGCTTTACCTCCTGTTGTGTTTAACGATAATGGCAGCGATATCTCATATTTCAACGCTGTATGGCGCTTGGATGATACGCAGGTTTACAACTCTGCATCTATCACCAAAATCGGCGGTACTGCTCAAATAGCAGACGATCAAGCCTCAATCGATGAGTACTTCGTGCACTCATATAATCAGCAAAATCTTGTAATGGATACAGATCAAGCCGCACTTGACTACGCACGTGCCTATGTTGCATCTCGTAAGAGCACTCGGACACGATGCGATTTAATCGAGCTTGATCTATACACGGATGATTACAATGATGGCATTATTGCAGCTCTTAATCTAGATTTTTTTGATCCTGTTGAAATAACTACTAATCAACCTGGTGGATCTACCTTGTCTCAGACTTTGCAAGTATTTGGTGTTGTACATCGAGTTACACCGAACTCTTGGAAAACAAGCTTTACAACTTTAGAGCCAATTATCGATGGCTTTATCCTCAACTCAACACTTTACGGAGTCCTCGATACCTCCGTACTAGCTTACTAAGGAGCAAGGTTATGGCAGCTGGTCAAGGTTTTAAGACCTTTACGACAGGTGAGGTATTAACCGCCGGTGATGTAAACGGCTACCTCATGCAAGGCATCAATGTATTTACAAACGCTACAGCTAGAGATGCGGCTATTACCGCACCGGCTGAGGGACAGTTTGCATTTACAAAAGATAATAACTCGTTATGGTATTACGACGGTGCAGCTTGGGTAGCCTCCGGCGCTACCGGTGACATCGAGGGCGTGACAGTTACGAGCCCTCTTACAGGAGGTGGTACATCCGGAACGGTTACGGTAGGCATCCTTAGCGGTACTACCTCAAACCTTGGCGCGGTGCAGCTATCAGACTCAACCTCTAGTACCTCTACAACACTAGCGGCAACGGCTAACGCGGTTAAAACAACTTACGATCTAGCTAATGGCGCTATCGCTAAATCTATTGTGGATGCAAAAGGCGATTTAGTTGCAGCTACCGCAGCCGATACGGTTTCACGTTTAGCCGTGGGAGCTAACGGCACCGTATTAACCGCAGACTCAGCCGAAGCAACCGGATTAAAGTGGGCAGCAGCAGCTAGTAGCAGCGGACCTGCATTTTCAGCTTATCGCGCGACAACACAACAAAACATAACTCAAAATACTTTTACAAAAGTGCAACTTAACGCAGAATTTTTTGATACTGACAACTGTTTTGACAGTACAACAAATTACAGATTTACACCAACAACAGCAGGAAAGTACCAAATAAGTGTTTGCTCAGCCGTTACGATGAATTCCACAGCTCGAATTATTTCTTCGCTTTATAAAAATGGGTCTAGTTTTATTAGATTTTATGATAATTCCACTTCGGCAGACTCGCCGGCTTTGTCAGGTGCGGTAATGGTTGATATGAACGGCACAACAGATTATTTAGAATTGTACGTTTACATGACCGCAACGACTTCGAGCATTGATTTTTACTCAGGTGCAGCAGGTACCATTTTTTCTGGATCATGGACTAGGAGCTAATTAAATGACACTTTATGACACAATCACGACGACTTATTCTGAATTATTAAATGCAGATTTATTATCTTTGGGCATATGGTTGCAGGATGACTCAGATGGTCTTGGTGCATATATCGCTGCATGGAATTACACAAAGCCAATACCTGACGGGCTAAAACTGGGTAAATAATGGAGACAAGTTATAACGGCTACCCTGCATCTAAAGATCCTGCCGAGATTAAAATAAAGTCCTACCCGGTTGAGGGTACGGATCGTAAGCTAAGGTGCGCCGAGAGTGTTGGGCCTCTCTTGGCCGCCTTTGCTGCGGAGTTTCACGAGCTAATTGAGCCTATCGATGAGGGCACGTTTGACGATTGGGCCTACGCCTATCGCATGGTGCGCGGCAACCCTACAAAATTATCGTGCCACTCCTCCGGCACCGCGATCGATCTAAACGCTACAAAGCATCCGCTAGGAAAGTACGACACTTTCCCGGCTGAAAAAATACCAATGATTAGAGCCCTTGCTAAAAAGTACGGCCTTAAGTGGGGCGGCGACTTTAAGAGCAGGCCGGACGATATGCACTTTGAGGTAGAGGTATCGGCTACTAAGGCTAAACAACTAATAGAAAAGTTAGGATTAAAAAATGAATAAAAAACAATTAGAAGCAGCAGCTAAATCATATGCACGAGCAGCGCTCGCATCTGTAGCAGCTTTATATATGTCTGGTATTACTGATCCAAAAGTATTAGCTAATGCCTTTATCGCCGGCCTCGTAGGTCCGCTACTTAAAGCGGTACAACCAAGCGAGAAGCAATACGGCATAGGCTCTAAATGATCCGGGCCCTGATAGGGGCGATAGTGGGGACTATGCTCCTATCGGGGTGCGGTTACGATGGGTGGGTAAGATATGAGTGCCAAGAATACGAAAACTGGACAAAGCCTGAGTGCACTCCGCCTCAATGCGAAGCTACCGGAGTCTGCACTAAGGACCTTATTACGACAGATGAGTAAAGAAAATAAACGGCTAACGCCTGAGGATATTCACGCTCGCCTCATATTCTTAATTGGGGCGGTACTCGCTCTTACCTTTTTTGTAATTACCGCAGGTGCCGTATACGCCCTAGTGTTTGTTACGCAGCCGGTAGGAGCTCAAGCGCCTAACGATCGAGACTTTATACAACTATTACAAACTTTAGCCATATTCTTAACCGGTGCCCTTGGCGGCGTATTAGCCGGTAACGGCCTAAAGTCTAAACCTAAAGAGCACCCTAAGACCGACACGCCAAACACGAATACGCTTTGATATCTGACAAAAAGCCCTCATACTGATACTACAAACGCTGAGAGGGCTACTCGGTTAGTAGCTTGATCGGCCTTAACAAAGGGCTAAGTAATGAATAGTTTGGATATATTGATCGGTTTATCAGCTTGTGGCATAGGCTTTATGTTTATGGTCATTGGTTATTCTGTAGGTTTTAAGCATGGACACGGTGAGGGTTTTATCCGCGGTCGCGCTATCTCTCAAGCTCTTAAAGACAAGGAGCTAATCTAATGAGTTTCTTAGATAACTATGAGGACGTAAACGCAAGGATTACCCGCTTTAGATCTGAGTTTCCCTCAGGCAGATTAATCACCATTATCGAAGATAAAGATTTAACGGCCGGATGGGTGCTTATTAGAGCTGAGGCCTATCGTGAGTTTGAGGATGCCGTACCTAGTGCAGTCGATTACGCGTATGGCAACGTAGCGAGCCTGACTCAGAATATGAAAAAATGGCTTATAGAGGATACATCTACAAGCGCGATAGGCCGGTGCATCGGGCTACTAACTCCGAGCCCCGCCGGACGTCCTACACGTCAGGATATGGAACGCGTGGAGACACTTCCTGCGGCCTCAGATCCTTGGGCAACGGTAAAGATCGCTCAAGATACAGGTACAACAGCTTTAACTACAGCTATGAAAGAAATCGGTGCTCAACTCGGCGGAGAACTTGTAGCCGAACCTGCTCGATGTGCTCATGGCACGATGATATGGAAGCAAGCCGCAGCCGGATCGCCTAAGAACTGGGGCGGGTACTTCTGTACTGAAAAAACTAAAGCTACTCAATGCACGCCTTACTGGCACGTATTGGCCAGCGATGGCAAGTGGAAGCCACAGGTATAACCATGGGCGAAATAACATTTATCAAAGACGGCTATGCAACTGTTATACACGATAACGGCGACATGACCGTTACAGCTTTAGATCGATGCGATCAATGCCTCGAGTGGCAGAGTACTAGCGGCGGTTTACAGATCCGCGATTATGGCCAAGAGGTAACCGTATGGCTATGTGCATCATGCAGGGCCTAATGATAGACCGCGTAATCCTTGACCGCTCTCAAGAGATTACCGCTCACCGCACCGCACTCGAGCGTGCCGCTGTTATGGATGAGTCATGGTTTCGCCTGTATGGTCAAAACCTGAATTATCACGAAATGATAACGCAGCACGCAGAAAGCGTAGGAGCTGAGATAGCTGTAGCTGAGTACTTCGGGCTACGTAATTTCATGCCGAGCATCAATACCTTTAAGGCTGAGGCTGACGTTGAGACTTTAGAAGCTCGCATCGAGGTTAAACACACTAAATGGGCTAATGGGCATTTGATATTACAAGAGTCTCAGCGCTCGCGCCCCAACGATGTCTGCATATTGGTCTATGGAAAAAGCCCGGTCTATCAGTTACTCGGATGGATACCGGCCCACATGGCGATGATGCCTAGATACAAGCACACCCAGCAAGGCAACTACTGGGTAAGCCATCGCAACCTATTCGAGATGAAGTATTTAAGGAGCTCTAATTATGGCGATACTCAAATCTAGCTGCCGCATATGTAAGAAGGTTACAGAGCATGAAGATCGAGTCGTCACCGAGAACCTACCGCCCTACGTTAAAACGCTTCAATGCGTTAAATGCGGCGTTATGGGCGTTGTGTTAATGGAGGATATCCAAATTGCCGACCTATGAATATGAGTGCATGGAGTGTCGTATCAAGTACGAAGTTGAACAACCTATGAACAATGTAAGCACTCCCCTATGTTGTACGCAACCCATGAGACAGATCTACTTTGCTCCTGGTCTTAGCTTTAAGGGCACAGGATGGGGCCATCAATGAAGCTACATGACACGCCCAAGATCCCGCGTATTATCAAATGGATTTGGATACTCATGCTACCCTTGTGTACTTCATTAAATACTCCTGCTAACGCAGTTGAGATAAATGAGATAGACAAATATAAAATATACATACATATAAAAGTAATGAATTATAAAGAGTTTGTATGTATAAATAAACTATGGACTAAAGAAAACAGGTTGTGGGATCCCTATGCCAAGAACCCTAAAAGCTCTGCATTTGGTATACCTCAACTCTTAAAGCTAAAAGAAACTAATCCATATATACAAATGGATCTAGGTTATAAGTACGTAGTCCATCGTTATAAGACTCCATGTAATGCCCTTGCATTTCATATGCGTAAGGGGTGGTACTAATGGTGCAGGGTAGACATGATCCAAGGCTTAGCCGTAAGTACAAGGCGCAACGCCTCATCGTCTTGGCACGTGATGGCTATGTATGTACGTACTGCGGGCAGGATGCTACGACTGTAGATCACATTGTTAGTCTTAAGCATGGAGGCGATCCAATCTCATTAGAGAATATGGTGGCCTGTTGTAAGCGTTGTAATAGCTCTAAAGGATCACGCTCACAAGGCGTTTTTTTAGCTCAGACGGCTACCCCCCCTGCCTTTCTCT